GTTCTATTATAAAGAAATGGTCGAAGGTCGTGAGAACGAACCGACAACATGTCCTTTTGATAATAACGGAGAAGTTCCTTTGGATCAATGGACTGGTAAGCCTACTTCATTTAATACAACTGCCGAGCAGTGTATGATGAATACATTTTATAATCCAGTAACAGGTAAATTAGACGCTGAAACGGCTGTTAAGCGTCGTCGTGCTTTAATGAATGCTACTAATCGTGAAGTAAGCGGATGGGAACAGTTCCGTCGTGGGTTTGTTGGTTCATTAAAATCATTTGCGAGTCCTATTCTTAATGTTGCGTCATTTATTCCCGGTATTGGTGCTGTGGCGCAGGGTCTTTCGACTGCTATTGATTTTATTCCCGAACCTGCTAATACAATTAGTGGTGGTGTCAAGCCTTCTGAGAAGTTATTTTATAAAACAGCAGACTTCGCATACGAGACAGAACCACCTAAAGAGGTTGGGGATTTCGTCCTGTTTAAGAACACTCCTACATTGGATGCGTGGATTAATTGGCGTGATAATACAATTATGATTGCCGTTCGAGGAACGAAAGATTTCCGTGACATGAAAGCAAATACAAGTCTACCATTTAATAACCTTACAAATACCCAAAGGTATAAGGCTGATAAGGCATCTATTCAGCAAATCATAGCGCAATTTCCTCCTTCTGCGTATGAGTATTACTTAAGCGGTCACAGTTTGGGTGGTGCTGTTGTCGCTCAGTTAAAGAAAGATTTCCCATTATTGAAGGATGCTGTTGTATATAATTCAGCATATCAAACAAGTGATGTATTAAAGGAAGATCCTACAATCAAGAAATTGTATACAACGGATGATCCGCTCTATAAAATTGCTGGTCGAACATTTAAGAATAAGGTTGTAATACCTGCTACAAATCCTTTTCTAAGTGGAGTTACTGGTGTTTTTGGGGATGTAGCACGAGGTTATAGTAGCCATAAACTCACTAAGTTTAAGAGTCTCTACGGAGAAGGCATTACTGCTTGAGATATTACATAAATAGTTATTATGTAATATATATGGGATTTCATGATCTAATTTGTTGGAGAAGAGAGGTTGGTATGAAGATTGTGTCTTTTGGGTTGTCATGTATATCGGAGCGTTCCCCCCGCTGATAAAAGTTGCGTTTGAAAGTGGAGAATTGTTCGGGATTGTATTCAATGTAATATAGTCCATCTGTGTATACATAACAAAAATAATGCTTAGTATTTGGATTCACACGGAGATTCTCCTCACACTTAGTAACCTTATTAGCACCTATTAAGCAGGTATCATAATCATTATGCTTAATACGACGGCTCTTGAGTTCTACGAAAATAGTCTTGGGGACATCGCAGTAGTCCAGTGGGTCATAGTTATCAGCGGTCTTCTGTAGAGTTGTATTGAAGAATCGTGCTATGATAGGCAGGTATACACGCTCATTGTGGTTTCCGAATTGCTTATCGGCTGAGTAGGTCGCTCCAGACATCTTTTATATTTAGTAAAAAGAAAAGAAATCTGGATTTTTACCTCGCTTAGAAAACTCGATGCCGGGAGATTTTTACTAATTGCCGGGGATGTCGAGGGTGACGGATGTTATCCTGTCGGGGGTCTTTTGAACCTCCACAACCCAATAGTCCCTCATTTTCTTTGAATCCGCCTTATATCCTTCAGAATCAATAAAGGATTTGATGCGAATCCGGGCTTCTTCTGTGGCGCAATGGCTTTCCCATAGTGCTGTGTAATAGCGTCGGGACGATTCAAGTTTGCGTCTCTTATAGTTCTCCTTCTCACGACGACGGATCTCCTCACGATTCTCAGCGTATTTCTGTTTACGCTTTGTCGAATCATAACGCTCCCTCATACGGCGCAGGAGTTTCTCACGGTTCTCTGGATTTGCGTAATATTTAGCGTAACTCTCGTCGGCAATCGGCATTAGTGCTGTCTAATATAATAACACTCTTTTTCTTTAAGTCATTACATCTCTTTAAAGCAGTGTGAGTTTGATATACCGACAGTCCCATCATGACAAAAAATCCAACAGCGAATCCAATCATTTTGAATTGATTTAAAAATAATTTCAATAAAAAATTATTTTTACATTATAAAAGCGACAATTTTACAAAATGAAACGAATCATTGAAGCCATCGCAGGATTGACTGGTGATAAGATAAGTGATAAGGTTCGTATAGACTTACCCAATTTTGGCGAAGTCTATGATCTATTACGAGAGTATCACGGTAACAACTGTAGTCAATCTGAATTATATGAAGCATTTTATAGAACCGCAATAAACTATTTTCAGAATTATAACTGGCGCTTAATCTTTGATACAGAAGGAGCAGATGAAGGACAATTATATGTATACTTATGTTACAGTCTTAAAGGACAGGATTAGCATAATTTATAGCGTCGGACTATATCAGCATCGGCACCATAAAATGAACCTTTCGATTTATTGAGAAATGAGTATACTCTCGCCATCGACCATTCTTCTTTTCCTAAACGGGCTGAGCGTGGATAGGCTTTTGTATTAGGATTCTTCGAGTAATCCTTCTTAAGCCTCACGCTATATAATGAACTTTTCCATGCGCCGGTTCCCCTGTTGTAGACCTCTTGTAAGGCTTCTACTGGTAAATCTAATAGTTCTGCGAGTTCTTCTATTGTGAAAGTTGACTCTTGAGGAAGCCCCAACTTTGACATTAATTGTTGTTTGTGTGTGCGAGGCATTTTATATTATAATAAGTTTTAAAATCAAAACTTATTATTCATTTTATCAAGAACTTGACATTGCTTAATAACCTCTTCAATCCATCGATTCATAGCATCATTATCATAGAGTCGGAGTTGTTCCATTTGCTTTTGGCTAAATTCCTTTTGTGGTAACCTGCCGTTATATGGACTTCTATTCGGTAACTTGATTTCCTCCTTTGTTGTTGATAGATTAGGTGAGTCTTTGAAAAGCATTTTATATATATATCATATTTTTTAGAAGAAAACCGGACTTATTACAGAAGACATTCCAACAGGTGCGACTGTCATAGATGGAGGTGATCCGCCCGTATAAGTCGCATACACTGTAAAGGTTACAATATCTCCATTCTGGAAAAGGATTGAGTTTGCGGGAATTGATTCGTTGTATGAAATGCCGTTGACAACTTGTGTCATGAAACCCGAGTTAGTTGATTGAGTGTTATAGACTGCTCCATAGAGTAGGACGGGAGGAAGAGTTATACCAGAGCGTGTTCGTGTTACAAAGACACTTGTAGCAAGTTCGTGATTTCCATTTAACTTATAAGAGACTGTTCCTTGTAATCCCATATATGCTTGAGTAGCCCCGCTATTTGCTGGAATGGGGAAGTTGTTCTGGCTCAATGTGATCGTCTGAGTTCCGATTAAATAAGGCACAGTTGAAGTAAAGGCAACACCAGTTGTTCCTGCTACCCACGCACCGTTAACTCCACTCAAGGCGAAGCATGGAGATGAAGGAGAGTAGTTCTGTGTTACACGACGATTTAAGTTTGAAATCTGAACTGCGTCAGCGCCATTTACAAATGTGAAAAATCCACGGGGAGAAGACCGTTGATTTCCAATAGCACAAGTAATAGCACCATTAACCATTGTAAATTCTACTGGAATCGCATCTGAACCGGTTGTTGCTTCAATAATTACATTTGGGTTATCGCCTGAGTTTGTGATTCGTAACGGAACAGTTGCGTTTGAGTTTGTAATAGATAAACTATTAAGAGAACTAATACTTGAGTTAGCACCGCCGAAAGTCATAGAGTTTATGTTTGATATGAAACCAAGAGCACCAAAGGTTAAACCGTTGACTCCACTAATCTGCGGGAGAGACCCAGCCATTGTTAGACTATTCACGCCAGTAATAGCAGTGTTATTTGATGTGTTAGAGATTGTATTCTGAGCGAATTTTAGATTACTTGCTCCGTTAATTCCCAATGTTCCACCGTTTAATTCAATAACATTTGTTGCCGATGATCCAGTATTTACATTGAGAGCAATTCCACTTGATGAACCACTAATATTAACTCGTCCATTAAGAACAGTTGCGCCATTCTGAACTGTCTTTGCTACAACCCCTTGACCTGTTCCTACAACTGTTTGTGTGTTACCAGTCATTGTGGTGGACGCAATCGTTCCAGAAGTTGCGTTTATAGTTGTCGCTTTGATTGGTTCTGAACCAACAGTTGTTAATGGAGCAAGAGTTATACCCGATTGAATACCAGAAGCAGTTCCAATAACAGCACTATTATTTTTATATAGTAATGTTGGAGCAGTTCCACTATATTGTATAACATTACCAGTTGTTGGATTAGTTCCAGAAAGATTAAAGTTATTACTCACAACAAAAAGAGTCCCACCTGCCTGTGTAAAAATGGCTGGGGCAGTTGTAGATGTTGAGTTTTTGAAACTGAAAACATTGAGACCAATATTATGAGTAGATGAAGATGTGGAAATAATGTCAACCAGCGCAGAAGTAGGATTTACAAACTGACTTTCAATGTAACAGTTTTCTAATCTCTGGAAGTAAGATGTTCCAGCAATACTAAAAATATCAGCATTATTTGGGCTTTGAATATCACAGTTAGTAAATGATATAGTAGTATTTCCAGTAAAATTAAAGCATGGTGATGGTGAAGCACTGGGATAATCGTTTGTGTATTCGCAGTTATCAACTAAACAACGATTAGCCGTTGCCGTGTTGAAATCTTGAATTGAAATACCGTTTAAATCAGCAGTTGGATATAGTCGACAGTTCTGAATTATAACAGTATGCTCTACTGTTGAAGTATTAAGAACGGTTCTTATCTGAAGACCAGATAGAATTACTTGACGACTAATTAAATCAGAAGTTCCAGAATTCATTTGAATGTATATAGCACCATCAATAACAACTCCAAAAGCATTATTCTGAGAAGTAGATTGTCCGTTTAATTGAATAAATCCAGAGTTAGCCCCTGTAATGAAAATAGGTTCACTATAAGTTCCGTTAGCAATCTGAATAACACAAACTCCAGTCTTAGGAGTAATAGCGTCTGCGTCTTGAATTGCCCGTGGAATTGTTGCGTAAGGTTGAAGACTCGAGCCATTGCCTGTTGAATCTGAACCATTCTTAGCAACGAAAATTTCATTTGTAGGTATAAAGTCTAAAGTCTGTTTAACATCTAATCCATTGATATAAATATTCGCTGGTAACCCACCATTTGGAGGATCGGTGAGGTTTACAGCACCTTGAGCCGTTATTACTGCGTTTTGTGCCGTTGCGTCTGGATAAGAAATTTTAGCAATTTCATTGTTAGTAAATACTGGATCGATTGTCTTGACTACAACATTAGCAGACCCCTGAATATAATCAATTGCTTGTAATGTCTGTCCTTCAATAGTGTCACTTGCGTAGATATTTAGAGCATTCTCAATGTTATTAAATCCACCTCCAGCACCCATGATTAAACCGCCATCGAGAATTAGACCCTTATTTATTTCTAATTTATCATTACCAAGTGGATTGTAAGTCATTTCAAGTATTTCGGGGGGGACAGCCGATTCAGATAAAGCCATGGCGATTAGAGCAGGAGCGGTTCCATCCTCTGAACGAACACCAAGCACACGAGTTTGTAATGGGTCTTCAACTGATACAAAACCAACAGTAGGTAAAGCAGATATGAAACCAGTCTGAATGTCCTCACATTGGATGTTAGCAGTATTTTCGAATACTACTGCGCCAGTAACTGACTGACCTACCGCCGTTCCAGTGAGTGGAATGTATCTATCCAGTGCGGTTGTTATATCTACAGTTGAAAGAACAGTGGTATTACCTGCTACATCCTTTGCCGAAAGAGTAAGGACATCAGTTGTAGAATTGAAAGATAGTGTGGGCTTGTTATTAGTATCATCAAGAAGAGAGGCTGTTGCTACTCCCGAGGCAGGTGCTGAGTAAACGGGGTAGTTGAGTCCTGCTGATTTCTTGAGTTCAATAACTTGGTTACCAGAGTCGACCAACTGAGTATTAGTTGCCTTTGCTGTTGTTGCTACAGTTGTAGTTGCTGTTATTGTTCCAACATTTGTAATATCATTTGTAGTCATATTGAGGTCTTTGTATACCGATACCTCTGTTCCATTCGCAACAAGTTCATCAGCCCCAGCAACCTTTAGATGAACTGCTGTTCCATCGATATTAATGATATTTGTAGCATTTGTTAGATCAAGAGTTCCTACTGTTGTCTTAATATCATATCCAGCCATATTTAGATCAGAGGTAGCAGTTCCGATCCATCCAGAAACAATAGGAGGATTGAGAGTAGTATAATTAACAGTTCCGCATGTAACGGAACCTGCTCCAACATCAAGCGAAGAACCAGTCAAAGTTCCTCCTGCGATAGAGGTTCCAGAAATTGCGGTTCCAGAAATTGCGCCAGTAGCCGTGATACTTCCATCGACAGTTAGAGGGTGATCTATATTGACAACATCAGCAGGTAGTTCATGTGTTATACGGGCAATATTAGTCAAATCTCCAATCTGAATTTCACCCAATGCTCGAACATTTTGACCGAAAAGTGCCGTGCTTCCCGAAGCCTCAATCTCATTATTAGCAGTGTTGTAAGTGAGTGAGGCAGTCGTCACTCCGTCTACCATGGTTAGTGTATTAGCGATCACTTCGTCAGCGTCAAACTTCTTATCAAGAGTAACGGTTTGAGTAGCATCGCTGTATGTAAAAGTAGCCTTGGAGGCTACCGTAGCAGGGTCGGAGACAAGGAGTGCCGTTGCGTCCAGATCACCGTCAACGAATGTGTCGCAACCAATCTGTAGGTCATTTGTAGGCTGGTCGTATTTGATAACTGCTATGCCTCCATTATCTTTAAGAACAAGCACATTTGCTTCTACAGTGTCAGCATCCTTAATGTCAAACTGATTCATGTCGAGGTCAGTTGTAGCATTACCAACCCATACAGGTATTCCTCCAGTCTCAATTAACTGACCGTTGATAAATGCTTGTGTTCCCGTGCTGTTAGTTGTGAAGACAGCATTGCCTAATGTTCCACGAAGGGTTAAGGATTCTGTCTTCACTTGAGGCAGGTTAGTGAACTCTTTGTCGGAAGTTAGTATGTTTGCGACGGACATCTTTTATATAAGAGTATAAGATATTTTAAACAAAAAATATCTTAGATTCGTGTTTTATTTTAGTAACCTTTATTTCCACTCACCATTTAGGATTCGAGCAGTATGTTCTGATACAATATACTGAGGATATTGTTTTCCAATCATGACCCATCGACCAAGGGCTTTAAGTGCCTTAATCTGGTCTTTATCCATTCCAATATGGGTTGACAATAGATATTTGATTGCGTGATAGGAAGCCCCCTGTGGGTAAATACAGATATGGGAACATTCGTTTAGAATGAGACGAGTCTTCTTGTAGTTAGTCAAGTTATGTGAGATGGCTATCATTGATATTACATAGTGACGACCCATCGTCGCAATATCATCAATGAACTTTAGAACTACATCAATGTAAGGTTTATCCAAAGTATCATAATCATCAAAAAGCACTAAGGACTCTTTGAACTCTTCTAACTCTGGGTAGTCAGATACCAATGAATCAAGATTGATGCGCTTACACTTACCCACTTTCATATTATCAAGTGTCTCATCTTCCTTCAGTTTGGATACAAGGTATACTGATCGTTCAGGGAAGAGTCGGAGATAATTCTCGGCAATAGCCCGAGCCATATATGACTTACCGCAACCCGAAGCACCTGCTAAGTAGTAAATTTCACGCTTTGTAGGGTCGGGGTTTGGGACAATCTGAAAGAAAGAGTCCATAGGAAGTTTAATTTGACTATTATCACTTTGCTCTTCGACAAGTCGACTATAGAGATTCTTTTGAGTGTCGGAGACCCCTACAAGATGATCTGCTGAAATGCCCTTTCTCATAGCCTCGTTCATGTCGGAGATTGCCTTCATTCGGTCACGAGCAGGTATTCCCTTGAGTTCCTTACTAATGCTTACTGCGTCTATCTGTTTCTTAGGAACTCGCTTAGGTTTGAAGTCATCCTCATGTAAATACAATAGTTCACCGTCAAAGTCACCACCACGGGCTATAGCAATAGGTCGAGATTTTTCCCCTTTATCAAAGGATAGCGAAGGCATCGTTTTATACATTAACAATATAATTTATTTTCAAAATAATTCAAAACACTTTCTTTTTTGAATTATTTTTTAACTGATTGCGTTATTTCTCACACATTTTTACAAAGTGTAATTAGCAGGTATGGGTAATAGATTCATCTTTTCAAGCGTCATCTTAGCATAGTGGGACAGTAGTTTCTGGAGATGTTCCTCTATTTGTGATAGAGCAGTAACATATATGCCTTTGCGGTCTTTGCGTTTACCCATTGAGGCTAAGAATCGTATGCGCTCATTAATAAATGGTTCTTCTATAAACCAACGCTGTAGGCTGTATACATTTGCGAGACGACCCTTAAACTGGTCGATTTGATATTTTATTCTATCATAAGGAATATGCTTTTCATTATCTATTAGATAGATAAGAGTTCCAATATCAGACATAACTGAATATAGTAAACCTAAGTCACTATTAAACATAGGGGCAAGTTTGCGAACAATTTCATAGTCTTTCTTATACTTAGCAAGGGCGAACATTCGCTTAGCCATCTTGAAATAGTTTTTATCGTAGTAGTAGGCATACATGCTTTCCTTTAGAGCAGGTTCTATGTTATCCATTCCAATATTAAGGATCTTGCCTTTATTTTTGAATTGATAAATGATAGAGAAGTCAGTAAAACGAGCATTTTGAACCAGACCGATTACATCTAATTTAGTAATGGCTGGTGATGAGAAAGCCTCTTCCAATGTGAACTTAATATTACCTTTTAATTCCTTGAATCCTTGGAAGACTTCATCAGGAGTCCATCGAACCACATGTGGTTTTATCTCTCTTTTCATAATTAATATGTCTTCAAAAGTGGGTTTATCTGTAATAAGGCGCTTCCATTTAGAATGTGTTTCCTCATCAATAATACCTTTAGAAAATAATGCGTCAAGGCGCATACGCATACGAATCGGATTATATCCTTTTACCTTTCCATCTTCGAATTTGATGTCGTCACTTACAATTTTCCAATCACTAATTTCACCTGCTTTAATGTCACCAATGTAAACATCTGGTAGGCGCATCAAATCTTTTATTATGTATCGGAATGCTTTTGAGAGTGTTCGGAGTGCTTGTTCGTCGGTCTTATCGTCCATGTCGACGACTTCATATCCGTCATAGTCTGCTGAATATAATTGTCCTCGTAGTGACATTGAACCAAATAAGGTTAATCCTTTGAGGTCTGTGAAGGACATTGCTTTCAACACTGTTAAGGCATCATCTGGGTAGTCTTCAGGGAACTTCTTTGTCCGCAAATACTCGGTCATTTTATATTAGGTGAATATATTATTTGTTTGATTTATTTACTAAAGGTGTAGGGTTTGTCCCATTTTTAGAAAAAGGTGTAGGGTTTTGATAAATTTTGAAATCGGGTGTAGGGTTTGTCCCATTTTTAGAAAAAGGTGTAGGGTTTGGGACAAAAAGGGGGATGGGTGTAGGGTTGTGGGGGTGTGTAGGGTTTGCGGATCATATTTTTCGACCATTTTCAAAAAATATTTTTTTGTTGACACTTTTTTTTAAACCAATTTTTATACCCCCCTAACCCTACACTCCCTACACCAACCCTTCACCCTGCCGATTCGTGTTTTTAAATCAGATTAAAATCTGAAACAATTATATAACACCATTAAAGAATGGACGCTATTAATGTCTCGTATACCGACGAATTCGAAAGTCTACTCAAAGATGAATCTGAGAAAGCAGAAGCGATGTCAATCTTACATGCGATGAGTCACGCATACCTTAACAGACTTTCCGTCGGTGTTAACATCCCCGTCATTATCCTGTCATCCCTAATCGGATTTCTATCACCATTAGAACTATTTGATAAACAAGCAATTCTATTAGGAGCATTATCTATTATAGTAGCAATAGCAAAGACCATTGACTCCTACATGGATTTCACAAAGCGCACGGAAACTCATCGTGTAATAGGTCTTAATTATGCTAAGATAAGTAAGTTTATTCAAATCCAATTGAGCCTCGAAAAGGATTGTCGAATCAATGCGAAAGATCTACTGGACTATATACAAAATGACCTTCAGAATTTGAAAGACCAAGAACCAATGATAAGTCAGAAGATAATCAAGCATTTTAATATTAAATATAAAGACGAACGCACATCAAAACCATCAATAACTAATGGGTTAACCACTGTCAAAATTAATAAAGGTTTGGTGTCAGCGCCACCGTCACCAGAAATCCTGTTAACACTACCAGTAGAAGAAACCCCACAAGAGGCACCTAAAGCAACTCCAAAAAAGCCTGTTTGGAAATAATTAAAAAACATTATCTGTCACATGTAAAAAAGTCGAACATTTTTGTATCAATCATAAATAGATGGCTGGATTTACGACAAAGACATTCACAAAGCACGATGACTATATGACCCCTAAATGTGCTTGGGAGGCAGTTAAAAACTACATCCCGGCTAATAAAGTAATATGGGAGGCTTTTTACGGTAACGGAGATAGTGGTAAATATCTTAAGGAATTAGGATTTAATGTGATACACGAAGACATAGACTTCTTTACACATAATAAAGGAGATATAGTTGTGAGTAATCCACCATTTACATTAAAGAAAGAGATTATTGAACGACTTGTATCACTCAATAAACCATTTATGTTAATAATGCCGTCATCTACATTAAATTGTAAGTATGTCCGTGAAAGCATTAAGAATGAAATTCAGATTATAATACCTCGAAAGCGTATACAATTTAAGAAGTTAGAAGCAGGTAAACTAATTGATACAAATAAATGTAACTTCGATTGCTTCTATTTTTGCTATAAAATGGGGCTGTCTCGAGATATAATATTTTTAGATTAATATCTCCCCTTATATAAAATGTCCGTGCCGAAAGATAAACTGAAAGGAGAGGCTATTGAACGCTTGAAATATTACGCACTTTCCGACGCAGATATACAACATGCTCTCGATCCAGATACAAATATCTTTACATACCCATATCTCGAGAATGTAAAACATATAGATGAGGTATTTGACGAGCAGGGTAGAGCAATGATGCTTTTTCTTACAAAGTCACAGAATGCGGGTCATTGGATTGCGCTAATCAAAAAGGGTAACACTATTGAGTTTTTCGACCCTTACGGAACTCCACCAGACGGTCAGAAGAAATGGATGACTAAGCGTCAACTAATAGAACTCGACCAAGATAAGCCTCTTCTAACTAATCTATTAAAATCAAGTGGATATAAGATAACTTATAATAAAGTTCCTTATCAGAAAGACCGAGATGATATTAATACATGTGGTAGACACGCCATTACTCGACTATTATTGAAAGATTTGACACCAGAAGAGTATAAGAACCTCGTGTTTTCATCTAAAGTATCTCCCGACGAGTTTGTTTCCCTGCTGACTGCCGACATAATTAAGAAATAATTTTCAAATAAAAAAATCACGACATAATATAAAAGATGTCTCGCTTTACGACTCAGTATTTAGGCGATGTAGACGAGAGTAAGGACAGTGATATTGTCTATCTCAATGTTGATGTAATCAATAACCGCACAATTGACCTTGGTCTTGGAACAGACCCTCTTGTCCGTTTCTCAGAAACCCGTGATTCCCCTATTATTAACGATGCTTCTAAATATTTCTTCAGCATAATCCGCTTTCAAATGAACGGCGCAGGTCGTGACCTGCCTATTCTAATCCCTCAGATTCAGATAGGACAATCAGACCCAGATCGCACTGTTTACTCTACAACTCTAAAGACACAAGTCTCTTATGATATTCCAGCAGTAGGTCTTCGAACTTTTAATAGCACGAAGCAGGTATATATTCAGTATGTTTCTGAATCAGTAGGCGCTCCGACACCACAGCCTCCTATTGATCGTCAAGATTTGAATTCAAAGTATTATTTCGTGTATACCTTCCAGCATTGGGTCAATTTGGTTAATACAGCAATGACTACGGCATTGGCTCAGATTCAGACAGACTTCCAGACTTTCTGGACGGCAGAAGGTGGAGCAGGTATTGCCCCGACACTAACTACAAAGGTGCCTTATCTCGAGTATGACCCATCTGCTAAACTCTTCAGTCTCTATGCTGATGATTACGGCTTTGGTGGTGCTGAGCGCACTTCAGCAGGTTCTGCTACCGATGATGAGAACTTCCAGTTGTTCTTCAATTCAAATCTTTTTGGGTTACTGTCAAACTTCTCAAATATCTATTTGGGACAGGATCAAGTCTTAGGTCAAGATAATGAGATACTATTCCAGAATAAATTAGGCAAGAACCTATACACTTACAACGGAACTAACTATTATATTTGTAAGCAGGATTATGAGTCAATTTCGTCACTTTGGAGTCCTATCGGGTCAATTGTGTTTACGACAACTCTTCTCCCGATCATTCCCGAGCAAGTAGGAACCCCAGTCAAATTTGGGGCTTCAAACATTCAAGTGCCGTTCTCATCCCCGAGTGCCTTCCAGCCTATTATTACAGACATTTCTCTTCCTCTTGAGTCACCTGCTGATTACCGAGGATTGGTTCAATATAATCCTACTGGAGAATATCGTTTGACATCATTGACTTCTTCCCGACAGGAGATTCGTAATGTAGACTGTCAAGTCTATTGGAAAAACCGCCTCGATGGTGAACTATACCCGATTACGATGTTTAACCTTTCCTCAGTTTCCATTAAAATGATGTTCCGTAAAAAGTCCTTCAATAAGGGATATTAAACTCAAACACCCCGACACAAAGTTTATTTAACCCCCCGCTGTCGCAAAAGAAATTATTTTTTTAAAATTATTTCTTCTGGTATAATATAAAAAGATGTCCGCCGAAGTTGAGAAGTTCAGCATTTACGACGACCGAGTGGTTCAGACCCGTCCCAAGTATGCCGTCCACAAGGGCGGTCTTGCCGTTACTAATACCCCATTCAAGAGTATCACTGCCTCTAACTCCCAGCAGGTTTTCAATGTGAATGTTCCCAGCCCTAATGTTTTCCTTGATCGTGCTATTGATTGGTCTTCCGACGCTTTCATTCAGTTCCAAGTTGCTGTTGGTGCTGGTTCCGCCGTTCTTGGCGCACCTGTTGTGACACTTGGTAAGGATGTGGCTCTTGCCCCTATGCCTCTTCAGCAGATGTGTTCTACGATCGTTGCTACTATCAATGACGCAAATGTAACAATCAATACTGGTGATGTTCTCAATGAGGTTCTCCGCCTTGTCGACATGAAGAAGAACCGTCTGCTCTCCACTGCTCCCCGCATGTTGGATAAGTATGCCTCTTACAATGATGCTTACCAAGCAACTAACAACCCTCTTGCTTCTTATATCGATGCTGGTTCCTATGATGAGGTGCCTAACGGTGCCTACCACCGTGTATACTTCACTGACAGCACCGGCGCTGTTCTCTCCGGTAACGGCACCTATGCCTTCGGTGGTGTGACTTATTCTTATGTCAATGGTATCCCTACTATCATCAACAACCCTGCTGGTGGTGGTCTGCTCCTCTCTTACCCTATCTTCTTGAAGTTCCGGTCTACTGAGAAGGTGGTTCTCTCTCCTTTCATCTTCTCTGAGGCGCATGAGTATGAGACTGGTCTCTATGGACTTTCGAACATTCAGTTGCTGTGTAACATCTCCAGCCCTTCCCGTGTGATCCGTTCTACTACGGCTAATGGTCGCACTGTGTCTGCTGTTGCCTTTAACGCCCAGAAGTCTACTGCTTTTGAGGATGCTCGTCTTGACTGTATCTTCCTCACTCCTCCCCTGTCTCTCAGCCTCCCTCCTCGCTCAATCGTCCAGTATACTGAAATTCCCCGTTATATCTCTTCTTCACAGCCTTCTGTAGCCCCCGGTGCTACTGAGACCCTCGAGTCTCAGAACATTGTTCTCAGCATGATCCCCGATTCCCTGCTTGTGTGGGTGAAGCCTAATGCCTATGCTGATACTACAGTTGGTGATTTCCACCTTCCTATCTCTAACATCTCTATCAACTTCAATAACCACTCTGGTTTGATGAATACTACCTCGCAGGAGGAACTGTTCTCTCTCTCCGTGGCTAACGGTCTTGATATGGATTTCCAGACTTGGAGCGGTGAAGCCAAGTCCGCTAACGCAAGTGGTGCCTCAATCCCTCTTGCTGGTGGTTTCCTTGTGCTGAAGCCCGGTGTCAACTTCCCTCTTGATGAGGGTCTTGCTTCTGGTGTGCTGGGTAACTTCAATCTCCAGTTCTCTGTCCGTTGTAAGAACACCACCGCCTCTGCTATCCAGCCTGTCCTCTATGTCGCTACTGTCAACTCTGGCTTCTTTGAGTCACAGAATGGTTCTTCCCGCATCATCCGTGGTCTGCTCGATGAGAAGGCAGTTCTCGAGGCTCCTCTCGCACCTGCTGTGACCCGTGGTTCTCTCCAGCGTGTGGTCGGCGCAGGTTGGCTCTCTGGTCTTGCCTCTGCTCTCAGCAAGGCAAAGGAGATCTATACCGCAACTAAGCCTCTTGTCAGTGGGATCAAGTCAATGCTCCCCGAGGGTAAGGTGAAGTCTGCTATGGGTGCTGTTGGTTACGGTGGCGCTATGGCTGAAGGTGAGGGTGGTTACACAGCAGGTGCGAAGATGTCTAAGCGCAAGTCTGTTGCTTCTCGTCTGATGGAGTAAAACCTTCCGACAAATAATTTATGATGTCTATTTTACTTTAATACATTTCCGAATCCGAAAATGTATTAAAATATTTTTTAAAATATCTCGTATATATATAAAAACATGTCTGTCGCTAACATTCTCAACAACAATCCGCTCGGTAAGCAGATCGACCAGCCAAACCTAACTGTAGAGAATGAACTAACGGTTAACGGTAATGCTATTATTGAAGGGACTATGAATATCAACACTATTGTTGCTGATAATATCACAGCCTTTACTAATGTTGATGGTTACACAAACGATCAAGCATATATAGCATTTGAGAATAGGGATTTTTCACTTGGTAATATTATTGCTCTTGATACATCAGTTCCTCCAAATGGAACATATTATTCGAAGTTTCAAATTAAGCCTCAGATTAATGGTTCAACTCCTGAACTGTTCTTCGTTGGTCGTGACGCAAACCCCGACAACTCAACTCGTCAGTTAGGTTCATTTGCCCGTTCACGCACTGGAACAGGATTCACTGCTGAGGCTCGTCTTGGTCTAACAAATGTGGAACCAGACGCACAGCCTACTGCCGTTACAGTAGGTGAGACCTATGCTTTCCGTCTTCCTCAGTCTGGAGCAGGAACGGATACCCTTACCCTCACTGCTTTCGATAATACGGGCGCAGGAACATCTAAGGATTTAATCAAGATCACACCTTCTGGCGCTCGTCCTTATGCCTCTTATGCCGTTGCTCTTGGTGACACTTCAACTGAAAATCCTGTGGTTCAAGTTCAAGGCTCTGATGGTCTCGGCTATGTATACGATAACAAGTATAATATTCCTCGTGGTATGGTGCTTCCTCAAGCAAATGAAGCAGACTTCGCAACTGGTTTTACTTTAAGCACACCATCTGCCCTAACTCCTTTTATTGCTACAAACTCAATAGCAGTTACAAATGCGGGACTAATTGAATTTGCTCTATCCTATGATACTCTCCGCACCTGTCCCTATATGTTACAAGTTGTGATTGATTGCGGTATTGCTGGAACTGTATTAACTCCTAATGAGGCATTCCAGATTAGAGTATACGACAATATTGCTGGGGGTCAGACCTATTTCGGTAGCGAGATGGTGATTGATACAAATAACCTCAGCCTTTCCCCAGTAGGAGAAGCAACATACTATCCTCAGCGTAAGTTTGTATTCACAACTGTGTTCTGGATGAATAAGGCTCAGACTGTTCCTACAATCCCAGATCCTATTGTCGAAATGCTCCTCCGTGGTGCTTCTCCTAATACTTCTACCTCTGTGTTACCTGTTGGTGCCGTTCAGATTGCTGTCTTCCCTATGATGGCGCAGTAAATTATATATCAAACGATATATAATTATAATTGATTACGCATTTTATCTAACGCATCTATGTCACGCTTAGCAATATAAGCAAATAGTATGATAATCCCAACTATTACAAAAGCAAGTCCGAAAATATCCATTTGTGTTTTTAAATAATGGTAAAAATGAAAAAAATAATTATTTTTATTTTTAACGACAAACTAAAAGTTAATTCCCCCGGCAGGTTGTGATTTTTCCCAAAACTTAAAATCTCCCGACAGTATAGAAACAATGGCTTCGAAGATGAAGGTAAGCGAATTTATGATGGCGCTAAACAAGGATATGATTGAGAAGCGTAGTCTTTCAGAGAAGACCGCAAATAATTACATTAAATGTCTATATAAGTTGAATGATGAGAAGCCGTTTACTTCTCTATCATTTCTCCGTAATACTGAAGCAGTCGATGAGAAACTGACGGACTATTCAGAGAACACAAAGAAGACCTATTATTCCTGTTTATCATCAGTGCTATCAGAGTATAAGACAAAGCCTACTTACAAGAAGGCATATAATCATTATTATACTTTAATGATGGGTAAGTCAAAGGAACATAGGGAAGCGGAAGAGTCACATGAGAAGACGGATAAGCAGAAGGAGAATTGGATTACTTGGGATATGGTTCAGCAGGATAAGGAGAATCTCCATAAGGAGGTAATGGAGTTTATTAATAATAAACAGATAACGGAGCGTCAATATGATAAGTTACTTCAGTATACGCTTCTAAGTATTTACACTGACCTTCAGCCTCGACGCAATCAAGATCTACAGGAGATGTGGCTTGTAGGTCAATATAATGATAATATGGATAAGTCAAAGAACTATCTTGATTTTGCGGGTCAGCGCTTCATTTACAATGTCTATAAGACTGCTAAGAAATACGGTCAGCAGATTGTAGATTTTAAGGACAATGAAGCGATCAAACATACTCTTAACATGTATTTGAAGCATCACCCACTAAATAAGGGTAAGATTGTGAAGTCGACTGAATTCCGATTCCTTGTATATTATGATGGGTCGGGTCTGACTGCTAACAATGCTATTACTCGTATCTTCAATAAGATATTTGGAAAGAACGCAGGTTCATCGATGCTCCGTCATTCTTATCTATCAAGTAAGTATGGAGATGTAATAGAGGAGCAACAGAAGGACGCAGAAGCAATGGGTCACAGTGTAGCCGAGCAACGAGATTATGTGAAGAAGTAGATATAGCAGGATAATTAATTTGTATTTTATTTATTAGTAATAAATAAAATGCCTTATACGATTGAGCCTTACAAGGATGGTTATAGAGTGTATACTGACGAAGGCAAAGCCTTATCAAATAAACCATTATCATTAAAAAGAGCAAAAGCACAACGAACAGCCGTTTACATATCAGAGTTTGCTGATAAACCCCGACAGAAAGGTGGTGCTAAACAATATCTCGAAGTTCCTGTTGGTTCTACTATGAGCGGTGAACGCTATGCTAAGATCAATCAGAATGTAGCCGACTTCTTTAAACCTATTGAGATAATGAAATATATGAAGGAGAATCCTAAGACAATTCTATTACCAGCCGAAAAGAAGGCTCGTAAGCGTAAGTTAATGGAATTGCGTTTAGCAGGTATTGATCCGTCAACGGTATCAGACGAAGCAAAAGGGGAAGTAGCGCAGACTATGAAGAGTTACGAAGAACTCCCATCGTTATTAGGTGACTATAGAAAAGTCCCCGATGAACTCAAAGTAACTCCTCTTGATGGTGGAGGTAATGGTTCTGAACCAATGCCTAAATTTAAAGCACAGTTAAAAGAGATAGGTTTATCACCTGCTGATTATCTTGCGACTGCTCGGGCAATTGCTCGAAAGCGTGGGTATACAATGACACCCGAATGGTCTGATAATAATAAACACAAACTCCAAATCAAAACTCCAGAAGGTCATATCAGACGATTTGGAGCAGTGGGTTATGGAGATTTTCTAATATGGTCGTGGTTAGAACATGAAGGAAAGGTTCCTAAGGGATACGCCAATCAGAAGCGCAGGGTATTCAATGTATCTCATAATAAAATAAAGGGCGACTGGAAAGACGATAAATATTCGCCTAACCAACTTGCCCTTAAGATATTATGGTAATGACACGAAAGTCCATCGTGTAAAGGGTTTAAAGACACGACAATATGATATGTCATATACGACACGATGCCTTCGATCACTATCCAGTCAAATGATTACATCACTTCCTTTGATGATCCTGCTGAGAATGCCTTTGTCGATACCTATGTTAGTTTCTTGAATAGAAATGACACTGAACTATTTACTATTAATATCTGGGTTACACCTAATGGTGTGTCTACTCTTGAAAACATACCTGCTAACAGAGTATGTGATTCTATTATGGAGTTTGCTAAGAATAATATATTCAATGATCGTGAATATATTATGAGTCTATGGGATAATGAGTAAATATAACATCTTTACAAATACACAAAAGGATATTTACAAATATGCTTTTATGTATTTTACCGTGTTGTAAATAACTTTATGTAGAAAACATTATTACTTATATGTAATTACCAGTAATAAAACCGGTTTTATTACTGGTAAATAAGTTCTGGTAGCCATCTCCCGGCAGGACATTTTTCCCGGCATTGAGGATTTGGTAAAAATCTTCTGGCTGGGTGTAATTTTAAAAATTTATTTTCTTTTTATAAGATATATAAAAATGTTTGACGCAACTTGTAATAATCTCGAGACACCCTGTAACGAAATCGTGACACTACAAAAAATTGACACCCCCGCCACAACTGCTTTAAAGACACAAAGTGAATACTTAAAGATTGGTCGTGTCATTAAATCAGAGAACCAGATGTCCGTCGCCTCCGCCCCTGCTTATGTCGAACCCGATATGCCTCTTATGAAGAATGAGATGTTTGATGAAGATAATATGAAGGCGCTATTGCGTGACCCTCATTTCAATAAGTCTGATGTATCTAAACTATCTAATTATAATAAGCATCGCAAGAGTGGTTCTAAGGTATGCGCTTCCTACAAATATGGAGCAGGTTGTGAGGAACACAAACTCGGTCGTGTATTCCCCGATGACGAGATCGGTCTACAATCATTCCGTTTTGATATGCGTAACCCGTTGACTGCTAAGTATTACTGGGATGTTGATGTTGAGAATTGTCACTATGTAATTGCTATGAAGTATTGTGAGGATTACGGTCTTGTATGCGAACACATCAAGCATTATGTCATGAATCGTGATAAGTGCCTTGCGCTCGTATCGTCTAATCGTAAGTATGCTAAGACTCAATTCCTAAAAGTTCTCTATGGCGGTAACATCAAACTCTATTCAGAACAGTTCAATGAAGTTGACGGTGATGAGACTGATGAGGGTCATGCGTTCCTGCTAAATATTAAGAAGGAGGTCGACAATCTCGGTCAGATGATCTGGATGAAGCATACTCATCTACACAAACTCAAAACAGGAAAGGAGAAAAAGGCAATGGATAAGAAGCCTAATCCTATTGCGTCTCTAATGTCTCTTATCTTCCAGACTGAGGAACGCAAGATTCTATTTACTCTTGATAAGTATCTATCGTCTAATGGTCGTTATATGGGTGTATACATTCACGACGGAGGTCTTGTTGAGAAGATGGAAGGTGAAACCGAATTCCCTGCTAATCTTCTAAAGGGAGGTGCCGAATATATTATGGCTACTCTCGGCTATAAGCAGGTTGTCCTTACTCAAAAGCCTATCAAGTTTGATTGGACTCCTTATAAGCCCCAAGAAACGCAATACGAAGTTAAGAAGCGTGAGTTCGAAGCAAAGAATTTCCTTGTAGGTTCTATGCTATGTTGTATTCACGCAGACGGAGAAAAGGAATTTATGAAGATGAGTGAGGCTAAGATTAAGTTTAGTAACAACATTGTCGAAGAATATGATCCTGCTACAGAAAAGATTAAGCGTCGTAAGTTTATTGATATGTGGCTCGAAGATGAGAAGCGTTTACAATATGAGCGTATGGACTTCTTTCCTAATCGTGAGGCTTGTCCTGCTACTATCTACAATCTATTCAAAGGCTTCAATGCTGAGAAATACAGACCCGATGAACCATTGACTAAGGAACAGATTTCTGAATTGATTGCGCCTATTATTACCCACATTGGTTACATTACAGGAGGATATTCAGATTTCCTTCTCAAATGGATGGCTAACATTATTCAAACTCCACACATCAAAAGTGAGATTGCTCCTTTGATCCGTGATATGGGAGGTCTACTTGTCGAGGGTGGCGGAACAGGTAAGAATACTCTATTTGATTGGTTCGGTCTTCAGATTCTCGGTGAGGATTACTATGTTGTGATTGGTGACAATAAGGAACTCTATTCTAACTTTAACAGTCTATTTGAAGGTAAGTTGCTTGTATTTGTTGAGGAGGCTTCGGGTAAGGAGAATCATAGTAATACTGATCTTCTCAAGAGTAAGATTACAGGTAAGAAGATGAATGTCAATAAAAAAATGGTAGCGCAATATCGTGCGAATGATTATGCTCGTTATGTCTTCACATCTAATAACCGCAATCCTCTTCCTATTCGTCAAGGTGACCGTCGGTTTGGTGTATTTGATACTGATACATGTAAGCGTGGGGATGAGAAGTATTTCACTGATTTATATGCTGAACTCGACAAGGATATTGTTAAATGGGCTTTCTTCAAATATCTAAGTGAACTAAATACTTATGATAGTCCTATTAAGTTTATGCGTGAGATTCCTAAGAATGATGCTTATCGTGATGTGCGCCGTCTAAATGCTCCTCTCTATCTCAAATGGCTTGTATACAATGTCGAGCGTGGTAAAGTAGAAGATAAGTCCACAAGTGATTTATATGCTGATTATTCTGCGTGGATTACTAAGAACCGTGAAGGAAGTAGCGAGGGTATTACTCAAACGGCTTTTAGTCTCCTGCTTACAAATGCTACTGAGATTCAGATTGACGGCGAAGACGCTAATGTCATTGGTGGAGATCGTCGACGCACTAAAGCAGGTATGGTGTTCCAGTGGAATATTGACGGTGTTGTCAATGGTCTCAAGAAGTTACTCCTGCTAAAAGATGATTTCGTATACAAGACACAAGAACAACTCGAACAGGAACAGTTTGCCTTTGTTACTGCTTAATTAAATGGACTGTGTTACTCAATAATAATATTGATATATCTTATATATCAATATTTTTAAAGACACGAATGTGAACTGGTTACAGGTTGGTGTAGGGAGTGTAGGGTTAGGGGGGTATAAAAATTGGTTTAGAAATTTTTGTTGTTCGAAAAATATTTTTTCGAAACTGTCATTTTTTTTGATCCGCAAACCCTACACACCCCCACAACCCTACACCTTTTTGTTTTTTTCGCCAAACCCTACACCTTTTCTAAAATTTTATCAAAACCCTACACCAAAAATCGAAATTGAGACAAACCCTACACCTTTTCTAAAATTTATCACAAACCCTACATACCCTACACCTTTTTTAAAAATGAAATATCTCCGACATTAATATCTTTACTAAAAGTATAACATGTATATGTCAACTTGGTCTACACTAATATTAGAGCAGGAAAAGGTTATAACAAAGATAGTAGAGGAAATCAATAATGCGCCAAACGGTCACAAGGCTAATAGCCATCGAAAACAATATATCAAAGAGATTGATATATTGATTGAGATTATAGAGGCATTTAGTAAAATATCAAAACCTTATTTGGAACATCTACGAACCCGATGCGAAAGCCATATAAGCGCTTAATAGTCTGGGATATCCTTACGAATCTTAGCAACAACACCACGCTTCAGATTAGCCTTACGAGTATCTGGATCAAAGAAATATCCGATAGAACGGGCAAATGCTTGTAAACCTGCTAAATCAGAAGGTAGTTCATTACGGGAAGGAATCATACGCCCTTTATACATCAATTCTTGTGGTTCTTGTGTTTGAGGAACAAGCGCAGGTAGAGAAGGTAAACCTATTTGACTTGGAGGAACTTCAACCATAGTTGGAGCCGTTCGAGGAACTGGTAAACGAGGCATTACTTCTGGAAAAACAGAAACAGCAGGAGAAGAAGGGAAAGGGAACGGAAGATCACCCTGCTCTCGAATAAAACGATTAATAGAAGAGGTTGTTCTTGCCTCTTCTGCGTAAGGATCATAGGTTGATTCATCGGCTTCTCCGAAAGCATCCAAAGGAAGATCGCCTATATCTTCAAATTTACGAGGAATAGTAGTGCCTCGGTCTTCCTCCATTTCAGCGTATACCTGCTCCATCATATCATCATAGGCACTAACACCATAAGGAGGAGCATCCTCCTTCTTAATACGAGAAACAAGGTAACGAGAAGCGATTTTGCGCTGTTCGAGACCAAGACCAGATTTCTTTAGAAGAGAATCTAATACACTTGAAACCCTGTCAAACGCATTTAGTAACAGTTTAGCACCCTTAGCATTATCAGTTCTAACACGACCAGAAGCAACCCCTTCTAAAGAAGATCTCATAGTGTCGATATTTGCCTTAAATTTCTCAAGTTGTGGAGCCTCAAATACATAACCATTCTCAGACAGCGAACGAAATAGTTTATATATATCACCTGCGTTAATGGCTGAATAGTTACCAGAACCGACAGCGTCTTCAAGCGATAACAGCACCGTATTAATAACATCAGCAAGAGATTCGGAAAATGTCTTCTTAGGCTTCAAAGTAGGAGGAGGTAACTCATTACGACTTATAACACCTACCTCATTAGCACGACGCTTCAACATCTTGCGTTGAATATCAAGAGCCTCCGGGGTGTAATTTGGTTGTATACCACCACGAAGAGCGGATGAATAATCACCCATTGGAACAGTCTTATCGGCAGAGACAGAAGGTCTACCTGCTGAAGACCAAGAATTCATAGGCAACTTCGGAATTGGATTACCCATTAGAAAACGCTTCATACGAGCCTCTTCATCACGCTTCTTATTCTCCATTTGAAGAGCCATATCAGCCCTTGCCCGATCATGGAAACTTGAGAAGTCACTGCGACCGTAAAGGATATTATTACCATTCTGAGGACTATGATACTCGACATATTGAGGCTTTGCGTAAGCAGTTGGTTTGTCTTTCATTGCCCGAGCGACAGCATACGGGAAACCTAATTGAACGGCAGTCGACATGTTTTATATATTCTATGAAAATATTTTTTATAGAATATTTAATTCTTTGTGAAAAATTATGTTTAATATAGACCTTCAGCCTTTACAATCTTTGAGGCTTCGGAGAGAGAAACACCTCGCTCTTTCATTACCTTCTTAACAATCTCAGCCCGTTTCTTACGACCATCGGGCTTTACCTCCTTAGGCTTAACAGGACGACCACGACGCTTAGCACCACCCATCGCACAATCGCTGTCAGAACAAGAATCCATACAGCAACCTGCGCCGGTAACACGACCCTCACCCATTGCGTCAGCATAAGAATCCATAAACCCACCCCAGAAACCACCACCGGTTAACTGCTTCTCCTCCTGCTTAGCAACAATCTCATTCACTTGACGATCAACGCCGTAAGTCTTATTTGACCCACGCATCGGGCGACCGAGATCACCTTCGACACCAAGAGCAGACCCCGCACCAGTCATACCTTCACCCTGCTTACACATCTTAACCATCTCATCATGTGCCTCCTTTGTCATCATACCCTTACCAAAGAGTGACCCAATTAGAGGAATAGCAGTAGAAAGCAGGGAACCCCAGAAACCACCAGTCAGACCCTCACCCTTCTTAGGCTTAGTCTTGAAATGCTTTGTAAGAGCCATCTTAGCCTCCTTATTCATCATACCCTTACCAAAGAGTGACCCAATTAGAGGAATAGCCGTAGATAGCAAAGCGCCAAGGAAACCACCAGTCATACCCTCACCAGTAGGAGCCATCTTCTGAGTCTGACCTAACATAGGCTTAGCCATACCAGTTAACTGAGTAGTGCGAGGAACAGGCGCACGGGCATGAGTAGTGAAAACAGAAGGATCGATATAATACTTGCGACCATCCCGACCCATACCAATAATAGCAGACATCTCGGGCATATCCATACCTTTACCTGCTCCGACAACACGAGGAGCATCAGCACATCCCATCATTTCGGGCATAGGAGCCTCAGCGTCAGAAGCCTTAATCATCATACCTTTGCGAACCATTTTATATTATATATGAATAAAATAAAAAAATAATTTCTTGTTTAAAACAGAAAATGTCCGGAGACTACGAATTACATGCCGTCATCGTTCACAAGCCAATCGACTTTAAAGATGCCCGTAAGATTGCTCTTAAATTTATACCATCTACTCGTAAGTTTTATAGAGAAACAGAACAATCATATCGATTCCGTAACATACCAAAACAGAAATTTGAGAGTGGTTCCTTTAGAACAAAGGTAATTAACAATCAAATCTCTCTTATATATGGAAAAATAGACTGGAAATAATAAATATAGTTCAGTAATATGTATACATATTTTTTATTAAATCTTATGTATATATATAAAAATGGATGAATCTCCGACAGTAGGCGCAAGTAAATCAAGTGGTTGGATTCAGATGCTTGTATCTAAAAAGCAGGGGCGTATACCTATGGACTATGTTCGACCCACTGATACAGAACCACGAGTTCGAGCAAAGAAAGGGAAACTAAATATCAATAAAATGACAAAAATAAGCCCTAATCTTGTATCTACTTATGGTTCTGAATTATTGAAGAAACAAACAAATTATGGTAACACGGTTATAAGTAAGAAAGGAAAGGCTGTCAAACCTAAGTTACTCACAAAAAAGCGTTTAACAGGCGGTCGTAGACTTCCTCCCATGCCCGACCTCACAATGGAGCAGTTTCAAGGAATGTATGGTAAACCTCTCGAACGATCCGCACCTCAGTTTGGTATTGGTGAAGAAGGTGATAAAAAATATAAGGCTTATATGGATAATTTTCAGCGTCTTTATGAAGCCCGTAAATTAGGGAAATCCCCAGTTAGTTATTCAGCAGAAGAACTAACAGCCCGTCATAAGGCAATTGAAGAGGATGTTCGAAAACAGCAGGAATATCAGCGCAGTCCAGA